CTCTCCGTCAATTACTAGACGCGGGTACCCTATCAAACTTACCAGCAGGATTTAAACAAAGAGGTGTAAGAGTTAGAGATGAAGCAGCTCCAATACAACCAGGTGAATTTAAAGATGTTGATGCACCAGGTGGATCTTTGAGAGATGCATTCTTTCCATTACCATACAAAGAACCATCTCAAACATTATTAAATTTATTAGGCATTGTAGTACAAGCTGGACAAAGATTTGCAGCTATTGCTGACATGCAAGTTGGAGATGGTAATCAACAAGCTGCAGTTGGTACAACTATCGCATTGTTAGAACGTGGTTCAAGAGTCATGAGCGCAATACACAAAAGATGTTATGCAGCGATGAAGAAAGAATTTAAATTACTTTCAAAAGTTGTGTCACAATATTTACCACCAGAATATCCATACGACGTGGTCGGTGGTGCAAGAAACGTGAAGCAAACAGATTTTGATGACAGAGTTGATGTCATACCAGTTGCAGATCCAAATATTTTTTCAATGTCGCAAAGAATTACACTTGCACAAACACAATTACAAATCGCTAGTGCAAATCCACAAGCACACAACATGTATCAAGTATATCGAACTATGTATGAAGCGATTGGTGTAAAAAATATTGATGCAGTATTACCTCCACCTGCTCCAATGGCACCAATGGACCCAAGTTTAGAACATATAAACGCTTTGGGTGGCAGACCTTTTCAAGCTTTCCCTGGTCAAGACCACAGAGCACACATAACTGCACACTTAAATTTTATGTCAACAAACATGGTTAGAAATAATCCCATGGTTATGGCTGCAATACAAAAAAATATACTTGAGCATATTAGTTTAATGGCTCAAGAACAGGTACAACTAGAGTTTAGAGAGCAAATGCAACAAATGATGATGCTTCAACAACAAGTAGCGACAAATCCACAAGCAGCACAACAGCTTCAAGCGTTAACAAATCAAATTGAAGCAAGAAAAGCAGTGTTGATTGCAGAGATGACAGAAGAATTTATGAAGGAAGAGAAGAAAATTACATCACAATTTGATAATGACCCTCTGTTAAAACTAAAATCACGTGAAGTTGACCTTAGAGCAATGGAAAATGAACGTAAAAAACAAAATGATGAGGCAACACAAGACTTAAACAGAGCAAAATTAATGCAAGCACAAGAAATTTCTGAAGACAAGATGGATCAAAACGAAGATTTAGCAAAATTACGTGCTGGAGTTAGCCTTGCAAAGTCAGGAGTTGATCAAGCAAAGGTTATGATAGAGGATTAATATGCCATTAAACAAAAAAGGTAAAAAAATTATGAAATCTATGAAGAAACAGTACGGAAAAAAGAAGGGTGAAAAGATATTCTATGCATCTAAGAATAAAGGTGTTATAAAAGGAGTGAAAAAAGGAGCATAAATGCAAAAACTAGATAAAATTAAAGTTGGTACAGTTCCAGAACAACAAGTTGAGGTAGATCCTAGATCTAAAACAACTGCTGACCAAGCTTTTAACTATATTGGTACAGGAAAACCTGAAATGCCAGTTGGCGGTCAGAAAAGAATGTTACCAGAGAAAAAAAGAAACTCTAAAGCGTACTAATTATGTGGTTATCGGCGATTAAATTAGCCGTCTCTGCTGGAAGTAAGATTTACGCTAACAAACAGAAGACGAAGATGGCAATGTCAGAGGCACAACTGTTACATGCTGATCGTATGGCCCGAGGTGAGGAAGCTTACCAGGGTAAATTGTTGGAGGCCCGACAGTCAGACTGGAAAGACGAGGCAGTTCTCATAATTCTCAGTTTGCCCGTGTTGGTGCTCGCCTACGCAGTCATATCGGATGATCCGACTGCCATGGACAAGGTGAAATTGTTCTTCGAGATGTTCTCGCAGCTCCCGTCATGGTTCACAAATCTTTGGATCCTTGTCGTAGCGTCGATTTATGGTATAAAGGGTACACAGATTTTTAGAAACGGAGGAAAAAAATAATGTCAGCATATTTTAAAGTGTTCAGCACTATTGCAAAAAAATTAAAAGGAAACAAAAGTAAAGTTGGACCAACTATTAAATCTGTAAAACCAAATTTAAAAAAGACGGTTGCACAAACTAAATCAGATGAGTACGTAAAAAGAATTAGAGAATTAGACAGCGCAGAAAAAAAAATTAAATCTGGTAAAGAGATGATGAAAGAAGGTCAAAAAGCTAGAAAAAAAATGATTGACACTAAAAGAGCATTTCAATTTAAACATGGTAAAAGCACTCACGCTATCAAACCTGGAGACAAACCAGAAGTAAAATACAAAGGAAATGTAAGAGAACAAAAAATGGGCGGCGGAATGATGGGCCGTAGAATGGGTTATAGTCAAGGATCTAATGGTAAAATAAAATTTGATGCTAAAAAATCTGATCTAGATAAGAGCGGAGATTTAAGCAAATATGAAAAAGCTAGAGGTATGGCAATAGCAAAAGCCATGGCTAAAAGAAAAAAGAAGGTATAATGTCTAGACCAGGTTTATACGCAAACATACATGCTAAAAGAAAACGTGGTGGTAAGATGCGTAAGAAAGGTGCAAAAGGTGCACCAACTGCAGCGAACTTTGCAAGAGCAAAACAAACAGCGAGGAAAAAATAATGACTAAACTATGTCCTAGAGGTAAAGCCGCAGCGAAAAGAAAATTTCGAGTATATCCGTCAGCATATGCTAATGCCTATGCTAGTAAAATTTGTGCAGGTAAAATTAAAGATCCAAGTGGTGTAAAGAGAAAAGATTTTAAAGGTCGTAAACCTGCTATGGGTGGTGGCATGATGAATAGAACAAAATTTAATAAAGGCGGTGGAGCAGACACTGGAAAAATAGGTGAATTAAAAAGTAAACTTGGTGTTCTTGAAAATAAAGTAAAAAGAACATCTAAAAGATTAAAAAAAAGAACTGAAAGCGCAGGTGGTGGATTAATGGAAGCTACTGCAAGATTAAGAAGACAAGGTTTAAAATCTGGAGCTGTTGCTAGAGGATGTGGTGCTATCATGTCTGATAGAAAGAAAAAAACAAGGATGGTCTAATGGCCGGTTTAAAAGAATGGTTCAAACAAGATTGGGTAGATATCGGTTCCAAGAAAAAAGGTGGAGGTTTTGAAAAATGTGGAAGAAAATCTGCAAGTGGATCAAAAAGAAAATACCCCAAATGCGTGCCTGCTGCAAAAGCAGCCCGAATGACAGAATCGCAAAGGCGTTCTGCTGTTGCAAGAAAGAGAAGTAAACCTCAAGGTGTTGGTGGTAAACCAACCAATGTTAAAACATTTGCAAAAAGAACAAAAGCTATGGATGGTGGATCTATGAATCCAATGATGAAGCAAGCACAAAGAAATTACATAGGTAGTTATGTATCAGGAGATTTAGGTGGCGTAAAAGTTGGCAATAAATCTTTACAAAAATTTTATTCTAACCCTGGTTTTAGGATGCCAAAAATATAATGAGAAGACAAGATAAAATGCCAGCTAGGAATAAAAAGAATTTCCGTCCAACGGAAAAAGGTGCAGGCATGACAAGAGCCGGAGTGGCTGCATATCGAAGAGCAAATCCCGGCTCCAAACTAAAAACAGCGGTCACTGGCAAAGTCAAACCAGGATCTAAAGCTGCTAAACGACGTAAATCATTTTGTGCAAGATCACTTGGACAAATGAAAAAATTTCCTAAAGCCGCAAAAGATCCTAATTCAAGACTCCGTCAGGCGCGTAGGAGATGGAAGTGTTAAAAAAACAAAAAATAAAAAAAGTAATGAAAGGTTTGCAAAAAGCATCAAAGACGCATGCTGCGCAAGCTAAAACACTAAAAGGAGTATTACATGGCGGATCCAAAAAAAGGAACGGGAAAAAAGCCTAAAGGTTCAGGAAGAAGATTGTATACGGATGAAAATCCTAAAGATACAGTTGGGATAAAATTTGCGACACCTGCAGATGCAAGAGCAACTGTTGCAAAAGTCAAACGTGTAAATAAACCGTTTGCAAGAAAAATACAAATACTAACAGTTATGGAGCAAAGGGCTAAAGTTATGGGTAAAAGTCAAGTTGCTTCAATTGCTAAGAAAGGAAAAGATGCAATTAGAAAACGTCATAACAAGACTGCTTAAATTTATTAATACTAGATTACAAGCACTATCTGTAACCATTACATCAGGAAGTATTGACAGTATGGAAAATTATAGATATATAATAGGACAAATCAACGGCCTAGAGGCCACTAAACAGGAACTCTCTAACCTGCTAGAAGA